TCAAATAACCAACTTAACCCATTCCTGACCTCGAGTATCGTTATAGCGATCGGTGGTTGCCTGGACTTTATGTCCTAGTAATGTTTTTGTATCGATACCCTGTGCACGGTACAACCGTTCTGATAGAGAGCGTTGTTCATGAAATGTTGGCGGAGTTTTTCCTGCTGGTGGAATTATCCCAGCCAGATCCCGTGCTTTGGCAAAGTAGTCGCTCAGGTTGTCTTTACTCATCGGCTTCGGTTGTTTCTGGTGCCGACTATGGATTAGATATGGACTTAATATTCTGTCTCGGCACCCATCAATAACTTCTTTTAACGTTATCCCAATGGCATCACAGCGTAGTGTAAGCGGTAACGCCAGACGCATTCCGGTTTTTCCCTGGGTGATATGCAAGTGTTCGTTCCACACATCTGAAAAACGCATGTGGCAAATGTCATCACGGCGCTGACCAGTAACAATCGCAAGAAGCATTGCGTTACGGATAAAGTGTTTTTCAGGCGTTGCATTGTAAATTTTTTGCCAGTCTTCCATGGTGAGCCTGGCTCTGGTTACTTTAGGGATCGGTTTACGGGTAGCCTCCGGAGGATTCCATCCAGGAGGAACTTCCCCTGCATGCTGTGCTTCTTTATAAATATCAACCCATAATCCACGATTTACTCTCGCTGTGCTGACCATGTCTTTATCCAGCCACTCATCCAGTATTAATGCAAAGTCTCTTACTTCCAGTTCTTTCAATGGGTGGTTTCCCAGACGGGAAACCAGGTATGCAGCCATTCGAGTTTTTTCTTTGTGAGTTGTAGCTGCAATATCTCCATTTTTCAGTCGCGCGTCCTGTATTTTCAGATATCGATCAACCCATGCCTTTAATCTGATGCCCCGACGTTTTGTTGCTGACGGACTTTCATCAATTTTGCGCATGAAATATTCAGCTTCTGCTGCAGCTATTCGCTGATTGGCTGTGGAAGCGATTTTTTCTGCTTTGCCTTTGTCTGTTCCGAGACCGTGAAATTTTCCAGTCACAGGGTTTTTATACTGGTAGTAAACCCTGCCAGTTCTGCGATCAAACTTTTCGTAAAGACCGGTTACGTCAGTGCTGTTTTTTCGTGGCCTCGGTGACATGAGTTAAAATCTCCTTCAGTGCATCATCATCGCCAGTATGAATTTCCGGCGCAATTCCCGTTTCACCAGGTCCAACAAATACTGCCCGGCGATCTATCAGCCAACGCCCACGAATTTTTTGTGGTCTTGGAACGATGTATCCTAGTTTTCCGTATTTCACCAGGGTAGTGTTTGTTATTGGGAGACTGAACCGTTTTGGTTTCCACTCGTCAAGCGTTATCAGGTACTGTTCGCTCATGGCTATCACTCTGGAACACGCCAGTTGCAGAATACCAACGACAACTGGCGACGGTTGAACATTAAAAATCAGCCTGACTCGGGATCAGTTTTTGCCAGATAGCTGAAACGTATTTTGCCTGGTAACGAGCGTCATCAAGTGCATTATGGCGCTCACCTTCGAATGGGATAGCAGTTCTGGCATCGAAGTCTATGGCTTTCCCCAGCTCAACGATTGTGCGTACATCGCGATCGTTGTAGTAACGCCACGGGTAGGGGATCCCCTGCCGCTCGTATGAACGGCGCAAAATCGTGTTGTCGAAGTTGGCTCCATTTCCCCAGACCTGAACAAAAAATTCACCGGAGTTTTCGTCGATAAATTCCCGCAATTGTAACAGTGCATCATCTAACGGGATTTCATCGGTCATAATGGCAGATTGCGCCTCGCGTGATTGCTTAAGCCACCATTTAATGGTGTCACGATCAATGACTCCGCCAGCAGTTTCCAGATCGATAGTCTTACTAAATTCCGGTCCCATATCTCCGGTTTGCGGATCGAAAAATATTGCACCTATTGAGATAATCGGGGCATCAGGATTTTTTCCCATGGTTTCAAGGTCGATCATTAGATGGTCACACGTCCTGCTGGTGGATGTGATAACGCGATGACCGTTCACCGTAATTAAGGGATCTGCCGTCTCGCCAGTTTCACTATCGCTGGCGTGATCCTGAGCGCTGCCAGCATTCTCCTTGTGTGGGTGTTCAGCGCCTTCCATTTTCTCCGAATCGTCTTCCTGAACTTCAACCTGGTTCTTGTCATCGAATGTTTCCTGGTATGTTGCGTCGCCCATCACCGCACCACAATCAGGGCAGTTGCCACCACCGCTCTGACCGCAGGCGGTGCAGATTTTTTCCGGTTCCTGTTGCACTACTGGTTCAGGTTGTTTCGTTTCTGGCTCGTTTTGTTGCGTATTTGGGCTGTTTTGTTCCGCTTTCTGGTCGTTCTGTTCCGTTTCTTGCTGGTTCTGGTTCACAGTATCGCGGGTCTGGATCCCCTTAACCCATTTCGGATCATTCGGGTCGCTAATCCCTTCAATAAATTCACCACGTGATGCAGCAAGCAACTTATCGGCATCAGGCTGGCTGATATTGGCTGCCTGCATAATTTTGTTTACTTCGTCAGCGGTAACTTTTACCGGTTCTGGCTGTGCGGTCGTGTCAGATGCACCAGTATTTTGTTGTGAACCTGAGTATGTACTGTTTTTGCGGGCGAAATATTCTTCTTTCGTGATTTCAGTAGCCCCGGCAGCCAGCGCCTTATCCAGACCAGAAAGTTTGTTTGCGCGACCGTATTTTTCGCCATCCTTGTCGGTGAAGAGGAAGTAGAACGGCCCCTCACGCTCTACAGATGGTTCGACTTCCACTTTGCATTCGGTTTTTTCGTTGTCCGGAATTGCCGTTTCCACTGCATCAGTTTCTGGTACTGGCGACGAGAGAGTATCAGTTGCGCTCTGATTTGTTCCTTCATCTTCAAACACGCCCTTTGTAGTCAGGTATTCAGTAATGTATTTGTTCAGTGCCACAGGGTCTTTGTGAATGTCGATCGGACGTTCACGGACAAGGCCAAAAATAGTCTGGCGGTCGTAGCGAAGGGCATCAGGCTGTTTGCGCATTGATGCCGAGATACGCTTCCAGTCTTCGCGGTCGTTGTCGATAACTTCATTTTTTGCCCAGCGATGAATGCTGCCGTCAATGTTTCCGGCATCCACATCACCAGGCCAGAGAGCGTAGGCCAGTTCGTCATCCAGTGTTTTCCATGTCTGCTTGTATTCGCGATGAGTGGCAGCAATGACCGGGCTGATTTTTCCTGTTGAACTTTCAGTGTTCTGTTGATTGGCTCTGGCGCGGGCGAGATCAACAACAGACGTGTATTTTCCGGTTCCCTTGCGTTCACCTTCGCGACGTTTTTTCCAGATGCGCATCTCTGCCTGAATTTCGGGCCATTTAGCTCCAGGCTTACATTTATGCTTAACCCACCCGATGGCATGCAACTTAAGTTCCGGATACATGGCGTTAACTTCTGGCATTTTCATCAACGCTTCAACGATATGTCCGTCGAATGTTGCCATGTCTTCCTGCAACAGTTCCTGTGCACTAATCACCATATCAACGGTGATGTTTTCACATGTGTCGAACTTAACCATGACAGCGTTCTGTACTTCAGGGGCCAGCTTGTCAAAAGTGACGTTCATCGGATTTGATTCAGTCTCAACCGGGACAAAGGAAGCTGACTCCTCATCCCAGCGGTTTTCCCGCATATATTCAGCATCCCAGGAATCGAGGGCAGGGCGGGGTATACCGGGTTTATCCTCGCAGACAAGAAATTTATAAGCGCAGTCCTGAGCAGCCGGATATTGCTCCAGGAATTGCCAGGTAAATTTGGCACGGGCGCGGCGTTCGTCACCGGCTTCAATGGCAGTGGCTACAGCAACTGCACCTTCTTCCTTTATTGCCTGTTCGTCCGGAATGGCGGCGCAAATAAAGACTTTACTCATTTTGTTTTAACCTCATGACAGATTTAAGGATGAACAAATCCCTGCCATTGCTGGCATATAAGAATCAAATCTGATGTATTCATTAAGCTGAATGTCGTATTGTGGCAGTTATTTTATTACTGCTCACCATGACTCTGCTTTTACAGGTAAACCATCACGACCAAGGAAGACTTTAATCATGGTTTCCTTAATACAGTGTTGTGTGGAAAAATCACGAATATAGAGCCGTTGTTTTTTAATGTTGTTTACCGAAGCAATATATGTTCTTCCTTTATGAATAACATAATCACCGGGAGTCACGCACTGACGAGGAATCTCATCAGTTCCGAAGTGATGAGCAATCATAATTATCTCCATTTTTACAAATGAACTTTGTTGATGCGGTGCCTGGTGCCTCCAGGTGACGTTAACCAGTTAACAATTAACGCCGGATACAGAGAACCCACCCATAACACTGTTTTTGGTTTTAACTGTTCCGCGTGCGCTCAGCCGCATTCACCGCATCACAAAACTCACTTTAAAAAGGGCGGCAGACCAGTCACGGAGTAAAACTGATACCGCCAAACGTCACCAGAAAATTGATAACAGAGGGCGTTGCAGCGGGGTTGTCACTTAAGCGTATGGTCAACCTGACAACCCGGTGTCCTCAACGGGGAAGGAATACCCCCGCCATACTTACCGCCGCGCCATTTCGCGGAGTGCCACAACCGGAAGCGCACGGTCGACGAAAATTTAACGACAGGCTATCTATGAACCAGCTACCTCGCCGTGCGCTTTCGCGTTATGGTCTGACTTTTCAGGGAAATATCCTTTCAGTAAACTGTCAGTGCCGGATGCTCACCCGTGTCCGGCGCACGCACTCCACCTCACCCGTGGAGAACTCCTTAATCACCAACCCTCAGGAGGGTGAAATGTCGACTGAAAATGATGAAATCATTAACTCCCTGATACGCCAGATTAATAATTTTGATAAAGCATTGCAGCATGCTGCGGCGCGTAGTGATATAACTCTTTTAGCAATTTCATTTCTTGCATCTGTAATGGATAAAAATGAAGTCGTACGACAGAGTCTTGTTGATTATATCGACTCGCTTCAACCAGGCACTTTCAATCATGAGAGCTTCAATCATGAGAAAGAGCATGTTAAATCTGTAATTAATTCTCTTGTTTTGAATCAAAAGAATTAATGCTTTTTGTTGCAAGGTAATTTTCAAGGGGTTCTATTCGAATCCCTTTCTTTTTCATTAACAAGCCAAACCCCTTATCAATGATGTCCATTAGATCCAGGAAGTATTTTTCATGTAAATCCAAGTTATCAGAGAGCTGCTTCTCTTCGTACAGACCGATAAAGGCACGACGCACGTTACCGGATATAGTATCGATGGTTTCTTTTTCTACGGTACTCAGGTCAAGAGTCGCCAGTTGGGAACGAACTATATTCGCTGCCATTTCCTGGAATTGCATTGGTAAATCTTTAAATTCCATTATTAGCCTCGTTGGTTAGCTATTAACGCGGGCATGTAATCATTCTGGCAATGCTTAATGCCGCTGCTTTTTCCAGCCTGGTGATATCCTGCTCCAGAGCGGACAGATTTTCAGCCTGCTTAGCCTTGGCTTCATTGGCCCATTTCAGATCCTGCGCTGCATTAATTTTCTGGCGCATCCACTCATAAAGTTCATCATCGGTATAGTCTGGCGCGATGATGACGGGTTCTCGTTTCTGCATACTGATTCCTCGCGGTGCTGTTTCCCCTTAACGCCGGGGTAGCGGAACAAAAACCTGCTGCATAGTTATTAAAGTTGAACCCTGCCGTCATGTTCTTACGCCTCGGGCTGGCTACTTAACCCCTGACCACTGCCTGGTAACTCGAAGTATTGCCCTGCATTCTGTGGGGCGGGGTGGGTTGGTATGAAAAGAAGGATACCCATAGGTATTTAAAAAGTAAATACCTATGGGTAAATTTTTGCGGTGTCTTAACTGGTGACTAGTTGTTTGGTGAGCTATGATGCGTTTTGTGCTTTCTTTTTACGGATTTCTTCGTAGATCATATTGTAATACTGTTTTTTCTCTTCAAGAGTTTTTAATAATTTATCCGCTTCACTTTCTGGCAGTTCGTCTAAGAGATCTAAAAAAATACGTTGTCGTGGCGTTAGAACCCTTGTTTCATAACTGGAGGCTGTGTTCGTTGATGATGAAACGATACCATCCATCCATCCCCGGGGTAACCCAAAGGACTCTTCGATAATCTCCACCATATCATCAGCGATCCGTTTTTTTCCCTTTTTCCCCTCTGGGTACAACATTCTTGATACATAAGAAGGCTCGCGCCCGATCTTTCTGGCCACGTTAACCGCTTTACCATCGCATTTCTCATCACGAATTTTGATGAGTTGCTGTCGTCTAAATTCATATTTGTCCATAGGTAAATAATAGATGCGATTACCGCAAGGTAAACAACCTGTGGGTATTGACTTTTGTTTACCTGTGGGTATTCTTTGCTGTGTTTACTAAGGAGTAGCTATGGAAGAATTAAGAATATTTCTCAATTCTCTTTCGTCAGATGAACAGCGTATGTTTGCATGCGAGTGTGGTACCAGCATCGGTTATCTAAGAAAGGCATTGAGTAAAGGTCAAGTGTTAGGGGCATCGTTATGTGTCCTTATTGAGCGAGCCAGTAATGGTGAAGTTACACGTCAGCAACTAAGGCCTTTTGATTGGATGAATATTTGGCCCGAGCTGGAAGATACCAAAACGTTAACACAACCACTTTCTAGGAGCTTGATTCATGAAAATCAAGCATGAACACATCCGCATGGCGATGAATGTCTGGGCGCATCCGGACGGCGAAAAAGTGCCGGCTGCGAAAATTACCAAAGCGTATTTCGAGCTGGGAATGACGTTCCCGGAACTGTATGACGACAGCCATCCGGAAGCCCTGGCTCGCAATACTCAGAAAATTTTCCGCTGGGTGGAGAAAGACACCCCTGATGCGGTTAAAAAAATTCAGGCGTTGTTACCAGCTATCGAAAAAGCAATGCCACCTCTGCTGGTGGCCCGAATGCGCAGTCATAGCTCAGCCTATTTTCGGGAACTAGTGGAGACGCGGGAACGACTGGTGAGAGACGCTGATGATTTTGTCGCAGTGGCGATCGCTGGTTTCAACCAGATGAATCGTGGTGGCCCTGCAGGAAATATTGTGGCTGTGCATTGACTCGCAATATTCATACCGGATCACTTCCGGCAATTTGTGAGTAAAAAGATTCGGTATCAAAAGAGGTGAGTATGGCTAACGCCTGGCTCAGATTATGGCATGACATGCCAAATGACCCTAAGTGGCGAACAATTGCCAGGGTGTCAGGGCAGCCAATTGCAACAGTGATGGCAGTGTATATCCACCTCCTGGTGAGCGCGTCACGAAATGTCACGCGAGGTCACATTGATGTCACGACAGAAGATTTGGCAAGTGCGCTCGACGTGACAGAAGAGGTAATTGATTCAATTTTGCAGACGATGCAGGGGCGGGTACTTGATGGTGATTTAATCACTGGATGGGAAAAACGCCAGGTGCTTAAAGAGGACAACGGCAATATTTCGCAAACCGCAAAATCTCCTGCAGAGCGCAAGAGGGCGCAGCGAGAGAGGGAAAGAAAGCGGGAACAAAATGGC